TGTGCATCTTTCTCCCACATCTCTTGAATAGATTCAAGATCAATACTCATAAAATATTATCATCCAAATCAGTAATGTTGTATATAGTATACTTGAAAGTAACATCTGCTGTCAAGTAGTCTATATCACTATCAGTAGCATCAAAATCCAAATCAGATAATGACACTGGGAACATATCTAAAAACTTAACTTTAAAATTTGGTGTGTTAGCACTAGTAAGAATATTCATTGTGCCATCACAAGTATAATTTAATTCTGATGTAGGTGCATTTGGATTACTTCTTTGCCAATCATATATCTCCTTTAAACTATCTGGGAAACCAAGACCCCTTAACCAGTGCTGTATCTCTAGATAATTTTCTAAATCTTCATCAACCAAGAATCTTAATCTTAAATCCTGAAACTGTATCTTATCACCAGGTACAGGAATGTCTGTTAGATAAGTTGCTTGTTCTGTAGTGCCAAGATTTAAACCTGGTATGTTTGCTTGATTAGAAAAGAATACTACCTTAGGAGCTCTATTTAAAATAAACTTAAAACCAGTAGGGCTTAAGAAGTTCTTATTCTGTACTTGATTTCTAAAACCTGTTGCAGTCATTATTATATACGTTTTAAATATTTAGATAAAAAAAGACCCCCTACAAGAGGAGGTCTTTGAGAAATATAAGCATCTAGCTTACATGATGTTCTTAACTGCAACTCTTCTGTAGTAGCGGTTGCTGTTAACTTGAAGTCTGCCAAGTCCTTGAGTGAGTCCTTCAGCAAATGGGTTTGAAACAAGACCATATCTTGTCTTAAATCCGATTTTTGGCTGGAAGGTGTTCTCCCCAACTGCACGAACCATCTGTAGTGGAACGTATGGGCAATAGAACAGTCCTGCATCATAAGGTGATCCACCCTTATAACCAACAACATAGTACTGATTGCTACCTTGAGCAAGACCAGAGTTGTTAGCTGCTAAGTTAGCAGAATATGGGTCAATGTAGACCTTGTACTTACCTTGGATAGTACCAGCAAATGTGTTACCAGTATCATCAACATTAAGGTTAGCATTAAGAGCAGGTGTGTAATCAAGTACACCAGCCATTGTCAATGCAGAAGCAACGTCTGCAGAGCACATGATAATGTTACCCTTTCCGCGACGTGTTCTTTGTGCGATTCTATTAGCATCTCTTTCTATCTGGAAAAGAAGTCCCTTGAACTTCTCAACTGACCACCTACCATTGGAGTCAATGTCTAAGTCAAATATACCAGCACTTGCTGTGTTCTCAACTGCACCTTGCTCAGCAACCTTATAGATTGTTCTAATGACTTCCCTGTTGATTTCAGCAAGGATTTCAGTAGAAAGGATGTTTGCAAGTTCAGCTTCTGCATTCAAGCCATGGATAGCCTTGAGGTCTTGAGCAAGCTCTAGTGAGTACTCAGCCTTGAGGGCTCTTGACTTAGCAGTAACAGTGACCTTCTCAATAGAGAATGCCATCTGGTTAAACATGTTACCAGCAGCGTCTCCAAGAGCTTCAGAGTCACCAGTTACCATTCCTTGACCAACATCATATGCTGATGAGGTTGCAGAACCTACAGGGTTAAGAACAGCAGGGTTAGTACCAGACTGTGAAGTTGTACCTAAACCTGTGTTTACTTCTGTAATACCACCAGTTAAGTCATTACCTGAAGACTGTCCAGAGAATGCTGTATCTACTTCATCAAAGAATGTCTCATTACCTGATTGATCCTTATACCTGGATCTCATTGCAAAGATTAGTCCAGTAGGACCACTCATTGGTTGAACGCCAGCTAGGTCATAAGCAACTAAGTTAGGCATTGAACGTCTAATCAATGAGATTAGAACTGGATCAAAACCTGCAGTTGGACCTGCAGCAGCAGAACTACCACTGAAACCACCTGATGCGCCAGCAGCATTAGCACTGTTGGTTGGTGATGCTTCAGTTATAGTACCACTTTGGCCAAAAGACTGTTCGTCTCTTAAAAATTTTTCTTGGTTTTCTAACAGGACAGCTGTAACAGCTTTTCTATGGGGATCAGAGATCTTATCAACTCCTTCTGCGTCTAGAAGGGGAGCCCACTTTTCCTGCAGATGTTCAGCATTGAACATTTGCGTTTACCTCTTTGTGTTTGTGTTTGATTAAAATACTAAAATCATTTTTTAGCAACAGCGTGCAATGTCTTAAGATAAGAAGCCATTGAACCAGAAACATCTCCCTGGCTAACATCTACTGTCTCAGAAATTGTCTCTCCTGTAGCCTTTGGAGTATTGCCTGGGAAATAAGATTCCTTCAGTGTCTCCAACTTGTCACGATATTGACCTTCACTTTCAAACTCTACACTTTCGGAAAGTGAGGCGAGCTTTTCTTTCTGAGTAGCAGCAAGGCCATCAGAAACTTGATCCAAAATTCCACTAGCAACTGACTCACCGAGTCTGCCATTAAGTGAAACATTCTTCTCTATTTGCTCGTTGAGCTTGGTCTCCATGTCATCTAGTTTTTCTACCATGCTTTCTAGCACATCATATTTATCATCAGGGATTTGTACATAATGTTCTTCAAAAAGACTCTTCATTCCACCAAGGAATGATTCAGTCAATTCTGTTTTGAGTCCATGCTCAATAGCAAGTTCGTTTTCAACGAACCACTCTTCTGAGACATACTCAAGATAAGCATCAACTCTTTCTGCCAATTCAGACTTAGTTGACTCTACCTCTTCTACAAGCTTCTCATCAAATTTAGCTTGCATGTCCTCAGCCAATTGATTGACTTTAGACTGCAAAGCAGCTTCAAAAACTGTCTTTGCTTTTTCTCTGAACTCTTCAGATAGTTCTTCACCACCTAAAAGAGCATTGACATCTGCTTCAATGTCAATTTCTACTGTTTCTTCTTCTACTGTTTCTTCTGTAGTTTCTTCTGTCTCTGCTACAATTTCTTGTGTATCTTCTAGTTCTACTTCATCACCAGATTTAAGACCTTGTGGCATGGGATCAGCAGGTTTTGCACCTTTGTTAACTACATCTTTTACTGTTTTAATCTTAGGTTCCTTGATCTTTGCAGAATCATTAGTAGGACTATAATTATCTGGTGAAGGACCGCCAAGATCCTCATAACCAACTGATGTTCCACCAGTAGTTAATTTTGGCATAGGGTCGCCTGACTTTGCATTTGCAGTTACAGGACCCTTAGATTGCTTAGTGCCTACTTCCATTTCTTGTAAATCTCCACGAGACATTGGTAAACCCTCTGATTATCCGAGTATTAAACTATATTTATTTAGATAACTTATAACTTTGATAAGAAATCGTTAAACAAATCCAATTTATGCTCATCTAATTTTTTCTGATCAACCAGAGTATTGATCGTTTTGTATGTTTTCTCAGCATACTTCTCACGAAGAATACCACCATCCCATACCCAGTCTTTTCCTTCCATAATTCCAGATACAAATGCATCTGGTGCTGAAGGATCAGCTACTATATCTGCTGCTGTTGCTAACATAAAGTCTTCACCAACAACATTAATTCCTTCACGAGTTTGCTTCAATGAACCAATACCCCTGGAAGAAACACCTAACTTTACACCTTCACTTATAAGTGATGATGCAATTTTACCCATTGGGGTAGAGAGGATTTTTGCTTTTCCTACAAAGTTAGAACCACTTTCTTTAAGTGATACTATCTTATGTGACACTCTATCAAGATTAACAGTTGGACCTTCTGGATGTCCCAGTTCTCCAAGTGCTCTTCCTGATGTTACATGATTTTCATTATAACGAGAAACTTCTCTTCTAAGAGTTTCCATTGGATACATACGACCATTTCTGTTCTTTATGTTTCCTTGTAGAAAAACTCCTTCAATGTAGAGTTGTTTTTTACCTCCTCTGTTTTCAACTATAAATTCAACAGATTCGATTTCTTCTCTAATGAGTTTCATTTATGCGTCTCCTGAAATTTGAACTTGTTGAATGTATAATTTACCAGAACCACTATCAGTTCTAGCAGCAACTTTGAAAGATGCTCTTAAAGTTGCATCTGGATCATTAAAAGTACCACTAACTGAACCACTATTATGTTCAACTATGATTCTTTGACCAAACCAGTTTTCTCCACTACCCCTATATGAGGTACGTGATTTATCATATACAGTCTTCACTCTAGCGTGAGTAAAATCAAAGTCTGTTTGAGATGAGCAACTTAAACTAACATAATCACCTACACCAAATGGTGAAGATGTTCCTTCTGGAAAATCTATAGTTGTTGTAGTTCCTTTAGTATAACTAACCACCCTAGCAGATGTATTGGTAAATCCTAAAGTAGCAGCACTATCTTTTGGTACTACAAAATCAGTTACAGCTGCAGTAGGTTCTGTTCCAATAGCCACATGTGTGTTTTGTCCAGTAGCAACTACTCTAATTGCAGTAGATTTACCAGATATTGGAATAGACTGCTGAGATGCTGCACCTGTAGTTATTGAAGTTCCTGCTCCAACTGTCCTAAGCGTCATTCTCTTTATACAGAATCATTTTATTTATTTATAATTATTCTGCACCCTCTTCTTCAGTCTCTGTTTCTACTTCTACAGTACCATTTTCATCAGCACCAGAAATTCTAGCAGAAGCATCTGCTACTACACCATCAACTTCTGCTTGATCTTCAGGAGATCCAAAAAGTGAAGCTGCAACTGAGTCTTTATGAGCACCTATCTTTTCTGCTGACTTTGCATAAAGAGCATCTTTAATAGCGTCACTGATACCAGAAGGACTCTCGTCTTTGGTAATCATATCCATTAATTCATCCATTGTTTTTAAATCCTTACAGTTTATTTATTAGATTTCTCCACCCTTAGGCATTTCCATCTTAGTTTTGGAGGTATCTTCAATACCAGGTTCAGTAGGAACTGCTCCCATTTCACCACCCATTGATGTTTCTCCTTCTACTCCCATAGTTGGGTCCATCATTAATGCAGGATCAGGTACAACTCCATCCTCAATTTCCTTCTTCATAATCTTATCCTGTTCAAGAATTTCTTCATCAGTCTGACGAAGTATCTTACGTCTTAGATAATCTTGTGAGAAGTATCTACCAACATATGGTTCAGCAGATGCTACCATAGTTAGTCTTTCTGCCATCAATTCAGAATCTTTAAGTTCTGCAAAATGATTATCATAGAGGAAGTCATACTGAATATGCTGACTCATGATATCCCAGTCTTCTGGGGTGATTACATTCTTAAGAAGTAATTGTGTTTTAAGAATATCACTGAATAATGCAGAGAATCTCTTCCTTAATCTACCTACAAATTTAGAGAATTTAACTTCATCTCTAAGTATCTCAGATGATCTTCCCAAATTAAAACCACCATCACCACCTATTCTAGTAACAGGCACATTCAAAGCTTTGAATAGTTTCTCTTGGAAATACTTAATATCAGTAATTTCTCCTAAGTTTTGTCCACCTGGTAGTGTAGTAATCTCAGTTCCTCTACCACCTTCTCTTCTAGGAAGCCAAAAGTCTTCCAACATGGACATGTATTTCTTGTCATCTTTGATCTCACCAGTGTCAGCATTATATACTAACTTGTTTCTATACCTCATCATTACGTCTCTGAGGTATTGTTCTGCCTTAATCTTTGGAAGATTACCTACATCAATATAGAATATTCTTCTTTCTGGTGCTCTTGATAGTCTGTATATAACAAGACTATCCTCAATCATTCTAAGTTGATTGACTGCTTTGATTGCTTTATGTAAGTATGATAAGGTTGACCCCTTGTTTCTATCTACTAATCCACTGGTGCAATAAGCAACAGAATCCCTAGTCATCTTAATTCCTTTATTACCACCAGTCATGGCAGATGGCATTTGAGATGGGA